TCAGCCGTTATGGGTTTCATAGACCCAACGCCGTTCGGCATCTTCTCCAAAGGTGTTGCCGCCTTAGACTACTTTAGTCCTCCGTCAGTATTCGCGCAGGTCAAGGGCCACGTCGAAATGCAGGACTTGATGGAGGCGGCTGACCAGATGGGCAGCAGCCCTGATCCGGCCGCGCAGCGCCGTTATATCCCGCAAGCCGCGACGCCAACCGCAGTGGTCGAGAACGTGGCCGCTCCGATTGCCGCCGAGCCAATTTTTCTTAACCCGACACTGTTGCAGCGCCCCTCGACGCTCAACGTCGTTCCGGTAAACGCGCCCGCCGACTATGGCCTGCTCTATCCCCAGCAGGAGCGTCGTTTCCAAGAGAGCTTCGCGCTGCGCCCTGAGTTCTATTCCGGCCCGCTCGACACGACCGGCTACCAGCCAGTGGCGAGCCTGCTCATCTGATGGATGAAGGCAAGCGGCGAGAGGAAGTCGACCGTGGCGCGCGCGCTGCGGCGCTTCTGCGAGACGAGATTTTAACCGAAGCGTTTGAAACGCTTGAGACCCAATACATCTCCGCCTGGCGGGACACTGAGGAAGCTCAGTCCGACCGGCGCGAGAAGATTTTCCTGATGCTGAAGTCGCTGCAAGGCGTCCGCGCGCATCTCGAAAGTGTCGCCATGACCGGCGACCTAGCACGTCGCGAGCTTGATCGCGGCATCAAAGGATAACCGCGCGGACAAGCGTTCGCCTCCGCACCGCGGCCCTTATTCAAGAGGTTAATATGACCGATACCACGCAGGCCGGGGACGGCCCGCTGACGGCTAATGCTGCCGTCCAGATGCTTCTCGAACGGAACACCCTCGGGGTGCAAGCCGAAGAGACCGCATCATCTGAACCCGTCGAAGAAGCCGTTGAAGCCGAGCCGGTAGAGGCAGACGCTCCAGAGGAAATCGACGACCAGGCCGACGATGAAGAACCCATCGAGGCTGCTGACGCTGACGAGGCCGATGGGGCCGAGGACGCGGACGATGGCGAAACTGAACTGGTCTACACCGTTAAGGTGGACGGCCAGGAAGTCGACGTCACCGAGCAGGAGCTTTTGAACGGGTATCAGCGTCAAGCCGATTACACGCGCAAGTCGCAAGCACTAGCCGAGCAGCGTAAAGCGAACGAGGCTGAGATTGCGCAGGCGCGTCAACTGCGAAACCAGTATGCCGCGGCATTGCAGCAGGTGGAGCAGCTCTTCCAACCGCAGGATCCTGGACAGGAACACTGGGACAAGCTCTACGAGAGCGACCCGCTGGAATACGTCCGCGCCCGCGATCAGTTCCGATCGCAGCAGGAAGCGTTTCAAAAGGTCATCTCTGAGCGCCAGCAACTGAGCCAGCAACAGCAAGCCGAAATGGCACAGCAGCGCCAAACGCATCTCGCTGAACAGCGAGAGGAGATGGTGCGCCGGATACCCGCGTGGTCGGACCCGGATGTGTTTGCAAAGGAGCGCGATGCCCTCAAGTCATGGGCAAACGACGCTGGCATCACCGACGAGGAAATCGCCGGTATCACCGATGCCCGTGCCGTCGAGACGCTCCGCAAGGCGTGGCTGTATGACCAACTGGTCACAGACAAGGCGGTGAAGAAGAAGAAAGCAAAGCCTGCACCCAAGGTATCCCGATCGGGACAGCCGAGGGGCAAAGTGGACGGCCAGGTGCGCAGGAAGCAGGCCGCGATGAAGAAACTTTCCAAGACCGGAAAGCTGAACGACGCGGTCGACTATCTCCTAACCTCCTAAGATAAGGAACCGCTACTATGGCGACCTATACGTCCAGCACAGCGATCGGTGAGCGCGAAGATCTCGCCGACGTTATTTATCGGATCGACCCCGATGAAACCCCGGTGTTCTCGAACGCCGAGAAAGTAACCACTTCGGGTATTTTCCATGAGTGGCAAGTTCAGGAACTCGCCGCCGCTGTTGACACCAACTATGTCAACGAAGGCGCCGATTACTCCTACGTCAACCCGTCGGCAACGACGCGCCTTAATTAGCTAGGGCCATTACGTCGTAAGGCGTAATGCAAATCCCGTGAATTGCTGGGAACTCTCTCTGAGACAATCAGCAGCCAAGCCTCGAAAGAGGAAGGTTCAACGACTATCCTTTTGGAGTACCTGCCAAGCGGCAGGGAAGCGCGGGACACCCTTCGGGGTGATGATATAGTCTCATCTCTGTGGCGACACAGAGCAGCTCGGAAGAGCGGGGGCAGATTAGCGATCTGCTCTGAAGGTAATGTGGCAACTACCACCAGATCAGCGTCCAGGCTGCTTCGGTGTCGAATACCCTCGACGTCGTCGATTCTGCTGGCCGCGATCGCGAAACCGCGTATGTGAAGGTGCTGAAGGGCATCGAGCAGCGCCGCGACGTCGAGAAGGCTCTCTTCAAGAACGAAGCCCGCTCGGGCAGCGATCCCCGCAAGGCGGGCAAGCTGCTGTCGTACATCACCAACACGGTGGTCGAAGGTGCAACCACCACGCCGACTGGCGATGGTTCTGACGTCTCCGACATGGCCGGTGCCAATGCGGCCCTGACCCTGGCGAAGATCGACGACGCGATGGAAGCTGCCTATGTGGACGGCGGCAACCCGTCGATGCTGGTTGTCTCTCCGGCCAACAAGGTTGCGTTCTCCGATCTGTCTTCGGGCAGCGCGGTGACCAACCAGCTCCACATGACGGCCAACGCGCCGACCGATGCAGTCATCATCGGCTCGGTGAGCATGTACCTGACCGACTTCGGTACGCTCAACGTGGTCATCGACCGTCAGGCAGCGAACACGGAAATCTTCCTGCTTGATCCTGACTTCTACTCGATCGGTCACCTGCCCGGTCGCATGTTCTCGGTCTCCGACGTTGCCCCGACGGGCGACGCGACCAAGTTCGCGATCGTGTCTGAGTGGACGCTCGTTATGAAGGCACCGAAGGCGCATGCCGCCGTCGTTGACCTTTCGACCTCCTAATCTGAGGTCACATTGATGCGATGAAGGGGAGGCTTCGGCCTCCCCTTTTTCGTTGGAGATTTAGATGCTCGGAACTTTCAGCGTGATGGAGCGCGACGGGAAGTTTTTCGTTCTCGTCCAGCTTGGCCCCTTCGACACGGAGGAAGACGCGAGCGAAGAGCTGCAAGACATGTTCGACCAGGTCGACGCAGATGTTCTCACAAACGTGGCGATAAACTGATGAAGAAGCTCCTCACCGAAGCCCCAGGCAAGAAGACCTACATGCACTTTTCGGGAGACGATAAGACCGTCGTCACCGAGCAAGAGGTTGCGCCCATCATCGAGCAGAACAAGCGCGCCGCGAACGACTGGAAATACGGCACGATGCTGGGCAACACCCAGCGGCATCAGCAGAAGGTCGCGGAGATCCCGGCGACCGTTTACTACGACCTCGTCAAGAAACTCGGCGAGCCACGCCACGACAATCTGAAGGCGTGGAAGCGCTGGCTAAACGATCCTGAGAACCGCGCCTGGCGCACCACCGGCGGGCGCGTCTAATGGCGATCGGCACCTACAGCGAGCTGCAAACAGCAGTCGCCAACTGGCTCGGGCGCGACGATCTGACGGCGCGCATCCCTGAGTTTATCGACCTGGCTGAAGCGCGCCTGTCGCGTGAGCTGGAGACGCGCGAGCAGGAAAAGCGCGCGACGGTTACGACGACCGCGAACGATCAATACATTGCGCTGCCGACTGGCCTGCGCGAGATCCGCCATGTGCAGCTCAACACCTCGCCGCGCCAGACGCTTCGCTACGTTTCGCCCGACCAGATCGAGCGCGAATACACCGGCAGCGTCACCGGCAAGCCTGCGGTTTACACCGTCGTCGGCAAGGAGATGAAGATCGCTCCGACGCCGGATACGACCGAGTATACGATTGAGCTGACCTACATCGACGGCCTCGACGCGCTGTCCGACAGCAACACGAACAACTGGGTGCTGACCCGCTACCCGGACGCTTATCTCTACTCGTCGCTTTCAGCCGCCTCGATCTACCTGGTCGACGACCAGCGCGCGGCTGGCTTTGAAGCGCTGGCGCAGCGCGCGATTGAGGAAATCAAACTTGATGAACAGCGCGCTCGCATCGGTGGCGCACCGACTATGCGCAGCAACTACGGAGAACTCACATGAGCGCGATGAGCGATTATCTGGAGAACAAGTTTCTCGATCACTTCCTGGGAACCGCCAGCACCTCGGCACCGGCAGCAGTCTACCTGTCGCTTCACACTGCCAACCCGGCTGACGACGCCAGCGGCGCAGAGGTCTCAACCTCCGGCACCGGATATGTTCGCAAGGCAATCGCGTTCTCTGCCGCATCCTCCGGCTCCGCTGCCAACAGCGGCGCGGTCGAGTTTGACACCGCGACTTCGTCCTGGGGGACGCTTACGCATATCGGCGTTTGGGACGCGAGCAGCGCGGGCAACCTGCTGTTCTACGGCGCCCTGGATGCGTCGAAGACAATCGCCACGGGTGATGTGTTCAAGGTCAACACCAGCGGCGTGACGATTACGGCGGCTTAATGGCGAAGCCAACCACCGGGCCGAATTTAGAACAGCTTGATGCTTACGGCACCGTCGACAGCATCACCACGTCGTTTGACAGCGCAGACTGGATTTACGCTGACTTCACCGGCCCGACGTTAGAGCAGCTCGACAACTGGGGGACGATCGACAGTCTCCCATATTCGCTCGACAACGCGATCTGGACGACCGCGAGCCTACGATATGGATCTGGCTCGGCAGCGACATCTGCATCGGTCTCGTCGGCGGGCGTCCGCGTGCAGCTTGGCAGCGGATCAGCCGCGGCAAGCGCGAGCGTCTCGGCGGCTGGCGTTGTCATCCGCCTCGGCACCGCATCTGCCGCCACGTCGGCGAGCGTATCGTCTGCTGGCGTTCGAGTGCAGAGCAGCGGCGCCTCGGCTGCGACATCTGCCAGCGTCACTGCACTCGGCGGCTTTGAAGCGGTTGGCAACGCAACGCTATCCAGTAGCGCCACAGTCAGCGCGACGGCGGTCGGCACCTTTGTGGGCGCTGCCTCTCCGGCTGCTGCGGCAAGCGTGTCTGCGGCAGGAAAGATACTGGGTGAAGACTTTAATGAGGCTGCGGTCGGCGGCGAGACGTGGTCGATCGTGACAGTGGGCAGCGAGACATTCACCGACGTGACCGTCGGCAGCGAGACCTGGGACATCGCAGCATGATTAACTTTCCTGAGTTCTTGCCTGACCAGCCTGCGTTCGAGAACCCAGGCTCTACGGTCGCCAAGAACGTCATACCGGCGGCTCGCGGCTATCGCTCGATGAAGGCGCTGAGTGATTTCTCCTCGGCGACAGACACGCGCATCCGAGGCTTCATTGCGGTCAAGGATTCCAGCGAAAACACGAACGTCTACGCCGGGGACACCTCCAAGCTCTACCGGCTCGCCGGATCGACGACGACGACCTTTGCTGACGCGAGCAAGGTGGGCGGATACTCCACCAGCACGCGCGAGCGCTGGCGTTTCATCGAGTGGTCGAACAAGGTCATCGCGACCAATTTTGACGACCCGATCCAGATCGAGACGATCGGCGGCGGGTCGTTTGCTGACTTGTCTGGTACGCCGCCGAAGGCGCGCTACATGGCGGTCGTGCGCGATCAGATATTCACCGGCTACACCGAAGAGAGCGGGACAGTTTATCCGTACCGCGTTCGTTGGTCCGGTATCGGAAGCGAGACGACCTGGGGCAGCAGCGCTACCAGCGGCTCTGACTTTCAAGACCTAAACGACATCGGCGCGGTGACCGGCGTTGTCGGCGGCGAATATGGCATCATCCTCTGCGAGCGCGGCATCATGCGCGCCCAGTTCGTTGGTCCGCCGCTGTTCTACCAGTTCGACCTGGTGGAGAGCAGCCGCGGCTGTAAGTACCCCGGCAGCGTCGCCGCGATCGGGCGCAACGTATTCTACTGTTCGGACGACGGCTTCTACCTGTTCGACGGCAGCGGGTCGAAGGCGATCGGCGCGGAGCGCGTCAACCGCTTCTTCCTTGATGACCTCAACGCCGACTACGGCTATCGGATCTCGGCTTCGGTCGATCCGCTCAACCAGCTCATCGTCGTGAGCTACCCGTCGTCGTCCTCAGTGTCGGGTCGTCCTGACCGCCTGCTGTTCTACAACTACAGCCTCGATCGCTGGAGCTATGCCGCGGTCGACACCGATGGCGTCGGCAGCTTTATGACGGCGGGCTATACGCTTGAGCAGCTTGACAACGTGTCGGCGTCTCTTGACGCGCTGTCTGCCTCGCTCGACAGCGTGGCCTGGAAGGGCGGGCAGTTCCTGTTCGGCGGCATCGATGACACCAAGCTCGCCATATTCGGTGGAGCGACGCTCGCGGCCACGCTGGAGACCAGCGAGTTCCAGGCGTTCCCCGGTCGGCGCGCGATGCTGCGTAAGATCGTGCCGTACACTGAGGGGGCGACAACCGTCACCGCTCAGATCGGTACGCGCCTGCGCCAGCAGGACACGGCCACGTTTGGCAGCGCCTCATCGCTGAACGCGGAAGGCTACATACCAGTGCGATCAGAAGGCCGCTTTCACACTGTACGCCTCAACCTGACCGGCGACTGGACGCAGGCCCAAGGCATCGACATTGAGGCCAGTTCCCTCGGGCTGCGATGACCACCTCGTTTCGCAAGCTCCCGCCGATTGGCGCGTCCCTGCGCGATACGGCGGAAATCGTAAACAACTGCGTCGACGGAAAGATGAACGTGACCGGCGAGGTCACGCTCACCAACAGCGCGACCTCAACTGTCGTGACCGACATTCGCGTCGGCGCGGAGAGCCTCATCGTGTTCATGCCAATTACGGCGGACGCGGCAACCGAGCTTGCTGCTGGCGGCATGTATGTCAGCAGTCAAGGAAAGCAGACCTACACGATCACACATGCCAACGATACGACCACTCGAACCTTTAGGGTCGGAATTTTTGCCTAGCTGGGCGCGGCTTGAAAAGCACGTCCGAGCCGCCCTCAAATATGCGCCCGACAGCCACAGCGATCGCACGGTGCTGGACCGCATCCTGACCGGCAAGGCGCAGTTCTTCGCCTACGAAGATAGCTGCATGATCACGGAAATCATCAAGTATCCGAAAAACAAGGTGTGCCGCGTCTGGATCGCAGGCGGCAACCTCAAACAAATTCATCAACTCGGCGAGCAGGTCGTCGCCTGGGCAACCGAGCAGGGCTGTACCGATGCGGAGATTGTAGGCCGCGACGGTTGGGAGCGGGCTGCGCCTGGCTTCAAAAAAGCGGCCACAGTTTACAGGAGAACGCTATGAGCCTCGGCGGTGGTAGCAAGACACAGACGGTCACGACGCAGTCGACCAGCGGCGCGCCTGCCTACGCGCAGCCGTTCCTAGAGTTTGGACTGGGCGAAGCGAAGAACATCTATCAGTCGGAACAGCCGCAGTATTTCCCCGGCCAGACCTACGTTGATTTCTCGCCCCAGACCGAGCAGGCGCTGCGCCAGACTGAGACGCGCGCGCTGGCCGGAAGCCCGCTTCGGCAGGAAGCGCTGGGCCAGGCGATGTCGACCGTGCGCGGCGACTACCTGGGCGCAGCCAACCCGTATCGCGACCAGGCTATCCAGTCCGCGATGGAGCCTGTTATCTCCAGCGTCGGGTCAGCGTTCTCAGGCGGCGGTCGTTTCAATTCGGGACTATTTGCTGACGCGCTCGCCAAGCGCGCCGCCGAAGTCGCGGGCAACATTGGCTACGCCGACTACGGTCGTGAGCGCGCACTGCAACAGTCGATGATCGGAGCTGCACCAGGCTTGGCGGCAACTGACTACGCCGACATCGGTCAGCTTATGAACGTCGGCGCTGCTCGCGAGGGCATGGGTCAGAACATCCTCAACGATCAGATCAACCGCTTCAACTTCGAGCAGAACCTGCCAGCCGCGAAGCTCAGTCAGTACATGGCGAACGTAGCAGGCGGCACCGTCGGCTCCACCGGCACCACGACGCAGCCAGTATTCAGCAATCCGACAGCTAACACGCTCGGCGCCCTGTCGACGCTGGCAGGTATCGGACAGTCTGCGTTTGGCACCGGCGGCTTCCTACGAGGGGTTTTCTAATGAATGCTCCAATCACAGTAAGACCCATCATCCCCCTCGGACCCGACACCGTCATTGAGGGCAATCCTTATCAAATTGCCGGTCGCGCAATTCCCCAGGCCGCACTACCGCCAACCAGGGTGCCACCGCCTCTGTTTCCGCCGCGCATGCCGCAGCCCGTTATGCCGCAGCCGGTAGCTGCCCGTCCCACGGCATCCATGCCTGACCAAGAAAGTTTGCGCGGGCTTCTGACGGCAAACGAGCAAGATCCTCTGGCTGCTGGCTTAATGGGTATGGGCCGCGCTTTGCTTAACTACGGCGCGCCATCCTTGACGCCGAAGGGCGGCTTCATGGGGGCGATCGGTGCTGGCGGTCAGGGCTTCATGGACGACTACCAGAAAGCGCAAAGCGCGAACCTAGCGAACAAGCTGGCGGCTTATCAGTTTATGGCGAGCATGCAGCAGAAACCGTTCGCCGTCGGCAATCGTGTTTACGATCCCAACACAGGCAAATATATCGACCCACCAATGGAGCCGTTTAACTTTGAGGGAACTGGTGAGCGATTTACAGGCGCTGAAAGATCCTACATCTCCACAGCCTCCAACGCCGGTCCAGAGGCTGCTGGTAAGGCATTGTTTGATATTACGAAGCAGAAGCGCGCTTATGAGAAAGATTTGCGCGGAGAGTTCAATAAAAACTCTGAGGGTCTTGCTAAAATACTGGGAGCCGCGAGACGCGCTCAACAGCTTGAATTAAGACAAGGCAAGGTTGGCGTTTCAGACCTAGAAACGCTTTACAGCTTCATCACTGCTCTTGATCCAAACAGCGTGGTACGCGAAGGCGAAGTCGCGCTGGCAAGACAAATTTCCTCAATTCTCGAAACCTTCAAATTGAAGGTCGATCAAGTTCAGCAGGGTAAATTATTGCCGGGTGATGTCGGCAAAGATTTGCGCGCGCGCATTATGGAACTGGGTGATGCCGCGCAACAGCGACTTCAAAAAGACATCACATACTACACAAAGCAAGAAGACGAGCTTGCCCTGCGTCCAGGCTCTGTTGTGAGGCCAGTCACAGGCTTTACGCGGAATAACACGCCGCCAGCTCAATCAACCAATCCCTACAATGTTCCATCGACGATAGGGGACTAGCGCATGAGCATTGATGCCATACGCGCCGCATTAAACAGCGTCGCACGGATGCGATCCGACGGCTTTACTGACGACATGATTGATCGTGAGTTTGCCCGGCAGGGAGCTTCTTACCGCCTGGCGGATTTAGAAGAGCAGGTCAGCAGCATGTCTAATAAGGCGCGCCTTGTCGGCCAGGGATTAACGCTCGGATACGGTGACGAGATTGAGGCAGGCATCGCCGCCATTAATCCGTTTGATCGTCGTTCGTATGACCAAGCCCTGTCTGACACGCGCACCAACATTGATGCATTCAGACAAATGCGCCCAGGAACAGCCACGACGCTGGAACTTGGCGGCGCAATTCTACCGACAGCCGCCGCGGCGCTTGCAACATTGCCCGCTGGCGGCTCCGGCGCAGCGCCTATTGTGGCGGGGACAGCCGCAAGAGTTGCACCGACATTAGCGCGGACGGCTTTGACCGGGCTTGGCGAGGGCGCGGTCTACGGCTTCGGAACCGGTGAAGGCGGTTTGGGCAACCGAGCAGTCAGCGCAGCTATTGATGCTCCGCTAAGCGCAGTTGGCGGAGTAGGCACGAATATAGCGTTGCGCCAAGCAGGCAAGTTAGGGGGTGCTGTCCTCGACTTCGTGCGTCGCAGGCTCGGCAATCGAGGCGGCAAGCGCGTCGAAGCTGAGTTGCAGAAACTTGTGCAGCGCCATGCTGCAAGTAACCAGATGACGTTTGACCAAGCCGTCGACGACATCGTCAGCAAGATTGGCACACCCCAAGAGGGCGGCAGGATCATGGCTGATATAAGCCCGGACCTGCGTGAGACGCTGCGGGCATATAAGGCGTCGGCAACAGGCGCGGCTAATCCGATCAATCAAACACTTGAGCGTCGCTCGAAAGACGCGCGCGGCCTCGCACGAGACCGGATGCAGGAAAGCCTGACCAAGACATCGGGCAATATCTTGCGTCTGTTCAACAAGGGCGCAGAGGCAACAAGAAGAGCAGCGAGTAACGAATACGACAAGATATGGGAAACAGGGGCTGAAGCCGACGGCGACATTCTTGAGGTTCTGCGTGACGCGCTAGGTCGCGAAGCCGACCTTGCTGATGACGTCAAAAAACTTGCTCGGGTTGACAAGGCTGGCGATGACTTCTTCGAGGTTCTTGAAGACGGCACGATTGAGTTCACCGGACCTGTGACATTGCATCAAGCTGAAATCGTCAGGCGCGCAATCAGCGACAAGGCGGCGGAGTCTTTCGAACGCGGGAAGGGTTCACTCGGCAAGGCGTACAATAACCTTGAGGGCAATCTGCGCGAAGCCATCGACGCATCCTCACCTGAGTTGGCTCAAGTGCGCAGCGTGTGGGCGCAGGTCATGCGACAGCAGGAAGTTTTTGAGAAGGGGCAGAAAGCGCTCGGCAAATCTGCTGACCAGGTGGCGATCGATTTTGAGGAACTGGTGGCCGAGGGGCCGGAGGTCGTTAACGCTTTTAGAACTGGCCTGATGTCGTCCTACCGGGCCAAGTTCGCCGACCGCAGCCGCAAGTCGCTGGCAAAGCACCTGGCTGACGATGAGTCTAAGGACGGCATGATCCTTCGGATGGTTGTACCGGAGGACGAGCTGGATGAGGTCATCAACAGGGTGGAGCTTGCCACCGAAACTGGTGAGACGGCGGGCAG